CCAGGCCCTCAGAGGACTGTCGTTGGCGATGGTCTTGTTGATTCCCTTCTTCAACAGGTCTACGAGACGAACCATATTGACTGCGTGATGCAGCACGCGGAGGCCCAGGCGGCTCTCAATGATGTCTGTGCGATCCAGATCAAGTGCACGAACGATCCCGACAAGCCCGTCGACCTCCAGCTCTGGGGCGGCGACGAGTTCACGGTGTTCACTGATCCAGAAGATCCCCGTACTCCATTTGCGGTTGTCACGATCGACCGATACAACGAGCGGACGAGGTACAAGCTATGGTTCGACGACGAAGTGTTCACCTACCTGACCGACCAGTATTCGGCCGACAAGACCGCTGGGGCTCGGATGGCGATGCAGCAGCGGGATGGAGAGAAGAACACCTATGGCTGCGTCCCCTTCGCGTTCCTTCACTATCGGGCCCCTGTTCGCCAGTTCTGGACCCCTGGACCTGGTACCTTTCTACGCAAGGCCGAACTCCGGATCAATGACCGGCTGTCCGAGCTCGACGAGCTCATCTCCAAGTACGGCCGACCAATCGGGGTCTTCAGGAACGTCAGCCCCACGTTCACTCCCGAGGTTGGTCCCGGTCGATTCCTGCGACTTTGTCGTGGTGGGACGGGGTACACTGGGGAGGGCTATGCCGATGGAGGAGAACCCTCGGCCGATTATCTCCAGGCTCAGCTAGCGATCGAGTCGATCTGGCTGGACCTGGAAAAGTACATGAAGCAAACGGCGGCCGCCGTCAACCTGCCCTTCACGGCCCTCGAGCTGCAATATGACGACGCCGCGTCCGGCATCGCGCTGGTGATCAAGTCCGCCCCCCTGCTCACGCGGGCCCGCCAGCGGCGGCCGATCTACCAGCTTGCCGAGTTGTGCCTGGCTCGCAAGATTCTCACCGCGGCCGGCAACCATTACGGCCACGCCGACCTGGTCGATCAGGCGGCCCAGCTCGAACTCCTGCTGGCCTGGCCAGAGCCCCGCATCCCGATCCCTGGCCCTGACCGCGACCAGTCCGATGAATGGGAGATGCAGGTCGGGATCAAATCGCGGGTCGCCGTCTGCATGGAGCGCTACGGGCTCAACCGCGATCAGGCGATCGCGCATATCGAACAGGTCGCCGAGGACGAGGCCGAGGCCCAGGAGAAGGGACCGCCCAAGCAGAACCCCGTCAGCCCGTCCAGGGAAGACGAGCCGGAAGAGGATGACGTCTCCGGGGCGGCCCCGGAGGATGAGCCGGACAACGACGTGACCGGGCCCCAGAGCACGGCGGAAGCAGAGGACTGACCATGGACGAAGACGCCGCCCAGCGTGCCCTGCGAGCCTATCGGCAGCTCGTCCGGATCGCCCGCCATCCCGAGCGCGAGCCGGCCTGGCTCCAGATTCTGGCGGACCTGGCCGACGCCGAAGCGTTCTATCGCGATATCGAGCCCAAGAGCTCGAGCCAGTACGTCACATATCAGCGAATTCTGCGGGCCCTGAAGAGGTAATTTGCTGTCGCTCCCTGCGTTCGCTTTTTTGTTGTCGCTCTCTACGTTCGCTTTGCAGCCGAGGCGGCGGTCGCCAAGGCGCGGGGAAAGAAGTGACCCATGCCCGATGAAACTCCAATCCCGGAAGGCTCCATGCCTAACGAAACGACTGCTCTGGACATTCTGCAGCGGCAAGTCGAAAGCTTGATCACGCAGCTTGAGAAGATCACCGGCGAGCGGGATGAATTCCGCGACGCGCTCAAGACCATCTCCATCGAGCGGGACGACCTCCAGGCCAGGGTCACTGCTCCCGACGCCCAGGCCGCCCGGATCACCGAGCTGGAGAGCGCGATCCGCGATCGCCGGCACTACGACAAGTTCGCCGAGCTGGCCAAGGGTGCGAAAGCCAAGGACGCCGCACTCAAGCACCTCTGGCAGGTCTCCGGCTACAAGGCTGAGGCCGACGAGCCCGACGAGAAAGCCCTCGGCAAGCTCGTGGAGGACCTCCGCAAGAGCGCCGATTACGCCTTCGAGCCTTCGGATAATGCGGATTTTGGAATGCGGAATGCGGAATCCAAAATCCAAAATCGGCAATCGTCAAGGACGAAGTACGGGCTGGAGACCGGCGCCGCTCCCGAGCCCGCTGGCGGCGGGCGGTCGACCGAGCGAAACAAGGGCGGCGACGGCACGATCGTCACGGCTGAAATGAGAGCGGACCCCAGGTTCATGCTGGATCCGCGCAACCGCGAGATCATCACGGCGGCGGCCAAGGAAGGCAGGTTCCGCTGAGCAAGGAGTTGCCGGTCGTCAGTTGTGAGTTCTCAGTTTCACCGGCCGTGGCTCGATCTTGAGCCGCGGCATTCAGAGAGGCCCTGAAAGGGCCGTAACAATCCAGCACGGGGCAACGCCCCGTCCGAGGAGTCATCTGTGGCTAACAATTTTGCCGCCTTTTTTGAGACTTTGGTGGCGGGTGCGGACGAATACAACCGGGCGAAGGTTGGCCGTACCGCGCTCCTGGATGCCGTTTACAAGGACGTGAAGCCAGAGGCCGCGCGGATCGGCAAGACGGTGGACGTCTACTTTCCCGACGTCGGACCACTTCAGGCGATCAACAATGGCCAGCTCACCGCGACGAGCGTTAACCCCAACTATATCCCCTTGGTCTTCCAGACCCGGGCGGGTGCTGCGCTGCAGTTTCAGGACTTCGAGCAGTGGCAGACCGCAGTCGACCTGGCCCAGAAGTTCTTCGACCCCCTCTACAAGCGGGCGCGTGAGTATCTGAACGGCCAGATCGCGGCCTTGATCACCCCCACCAACTTCAACAGCAACGCCCCGATCATCGGCGCGACCCAGGGGGAGGTCCAGGTCCCCGATCAGCTCAACGCCTGGGCCACCCTGGCGGACCAGAAGGTCCCCCTGGAGGACTCCGACAAGCTCCGGCTCATGGTCCACAACCAGGTCTATCGCAAGATGCTCGGCGATTCGGCCTGGGTGCAGGAGAGCTTGGTTTCGGCAGTCATCGCCAAGCAGGCGCGCACCGAGGCCGATCTGGCGCACGCCTTCAACTTCCAGCCGATCTGGGACCAGCAGATGCCGACGGCCAGCGGCATGATCCTCTACGGCCAGTTGACGGTGACCAACGGCAGTGCCAACGTGACCGGCCTGAACACCGTCTTCACCCAGCAGTTGACGGCTGGCGTGTCCTACCTGGTCTTCGGCAACGACCCGACCAAGACGCAGTACAAGGTGACCACGGTCACCAGCGACACGGCCATCGTGCTCGGCTCGACCTACTCGGGCAGCACGGCGACCACGACTGCTCGCCTCATCACCAACCTCGCCGGCACGGCCACGATGTCGGGCAACACCATCACCGGCAGCGGCACAGCATTCACCACGGCCCTCTCGGTCGGCCAGTGGGTGATCTTCTCGGCCGACACGACGCAGACTCCGTACCAGATCGCGACGATCACGAGCAACACGGCGGCGACTGTCGTCGGGGCCGGCGCCACGATCAGCAGCGCCTCGACCCTGACCGTGCAGGCTTACACGTGCCTGGCCCTGCACGAGTACGCCATCGCCCTGGCCCTGCGGCCGATCGCCACGCCCGACGAGGCCCGCAACGTTGTCGATGTCAGCTACATCGACCTCCAGGGCATCCCCCTGCGGGTCATGGTGTCCTACGTCCACATCTACCAGGCCCTGTTCGTGACGGTCGACTTCGGCTACGCCCTGGGCGTCATCCGTCCCGACTTCGGGGTGATCATCAATTGCTGACAAAGACATCAGATCTGTCCGCAGATGAATCAGATATAAGTATATATAAATAATAGTTGATTGTATTTTTCATCTGCCTTTCCATCTGGATTTTTCATCTGCGGACGATTTCCCTCAGTTCTTTCTCAAGCGGAGGGGTGCGATGGAACTGGATCGGAGAAATGTCCAGCTTGGGGCGATCCCCGTGGGGAAGGTGCTGGCCGCCCAGGCGGGACCTGTTCCGCTGGGCTCGGTGCTGGCGCCAACGCCTGGGCTGGAATGGGGAGTGCTCCCGCCCGGAACGGACGGGTATGTCCTCACGGCGTCCTCGGGATCGGTCTTGCCCGATGGAAGTCAGCCCGGAATCGCCTGGGCGTCCCCCGGCGCGACATCCCCCATCGCAGCCGGTTCCCTGCTCGGCAACCCCACCGGCTCATCGGCCGTTCCCAAGGCCATCACGCTGGGGGCCGGCCTGAGCTTCTCGGGGTCGGTCCTGAACGCCACGGCGGGAGGTGGAGGCGTTTCCAGTGTGGCCATGACAGTCCCTTCATGGCTCACGGTCAGTGGCTCACCGATCACGACGTCGGGCACGCTGGCGGTGACGGCGACGACCGGCCAGACGGCCAACGAGTTCCTCGCCACTTCCAACGGATCGAGTGGGGCCGTCTCCCTGCGGACCATCGTCGCGGCCGACCTCCCGACCACGGGACTCACGATCACGCAGAGCGCGGGCTCGATCATCGCGGCGACTCCCGGCAGCACGATCACGTTCAACCTGGCACTCGGCAACGTCCAGAGTGTGACGCTTGGAGCCAATAGCACGCTGGTCTTCTCGGGCGCGACGGTGGGCCAGCGGTTCATCCTCAACATCCAGCAGGCGGCGTCCGGTGGCCCCTACAGCGTCACCTGGCCGTCCACAGCGAGCTCACCCTACGGCACAGGCATTACCTGGATGACTCCGACCTACGCCGCGCCGGCCATGCCGGCAACGGCCTCGGGCGTGATCACCCTGGCGTTTCTGTGCACGGGCAGCGGCGCCTACCTCGGTTACTACTCTGGCCAGAGCGCGAGTTGACGGGGCCGACCCCGCAAGCGGGGTTCCCCCCGCCCGTGCTGCCATGTACTGCCCCTGCGGGGCGTGTTCACAGGCCGCGGCCCAACGTTGAGCCACGGCATTCCGAGAGGCCCTGAAAGGGCCGTGACAATCGAGCACGGGGCAACGCCCCGTCCAAGCATGGCCACCAAACCAGCCTCGACCTACATCCTGGATTCGACCAACTCGCTCTACACGAACATGGCCGGCTGCTGGCCCATGCTCGAAGGGTCGGGTACGACCACAGCCGACAAGACGAGCAATGCG